AGGCCGCTCAACCCCATCATTGCAACTGAAAGTAAAAACATGGGGGGGATAATACTATCCCCCACTTGTGGCGATTAGTCGCTAGATTGCGATTTAACGAAGTCATCCCACGGCAGGATCATGGATGAATATGTTGTGCCTTCTGGTAGTTCTAGCCTAGTGTTCAAGTACACCGTTCTTCCAATGCGGGTATATGTTCCTTGAGCGCGACATTCTGGATTGGTTACTTTCGGAGTAAAGAAACCGTCCTCATAGTCCATAAGGTCGGGGCTATCGTCGGCTGGCTCAATAACTGACCCTGCCAACGCTTTCGGAAGGCCGGCCGCAGCAACAATGCCGGCTAGTGTTTTAATGAAATTTCTGCGTAGCATTTATTTATCCTTTACCCATTTGTTACCGAAGCAAATATACTGCATCCATCGCCAGAACCAATTAGGCTCTTCGCCTTCTGCCGGATGAACAATAAGCGTGTTCTCCATTCCAAAAAGTTTACACTTCCATGTGCTTTTTTTCGGACGCTCAATACATTTGAATTTACTGGAATCCATAGTCATTCTCCTTCTGCCATTCTGCGAAGAACCTGCTCACTAAATCCACTTAGCTTATCTGCCGCCTCAAGCAGCGCAGCTTTTCGTGAGGCTTGCCATGCGTCCCAAGCACGTTGTATATCCCCTTCTGTTGGTAAAATAACTTGAGTGTATTTGCTTGCTCCAAACCACGCTTCAAAGGATTCTCTGCCCATAATTCCTATCCTAGTATCTGGTCAACTATTTCCTGCGCGGCTTCTTCTTCCATGCCTTCTACCACGCCCACACTTATAGCTTTATTTGCCGCTGCCATCGCCACATAGCGCAGCATCTTTTCAATGTCGTATTCGGTGTAACAGTTTTGCGTTGAGCTACCATTAACCGAGTGATGATTAAATACAAAAGATGCCTGCACCCCAACCGCTTCGGCTACTTTTTTGATGGTCATTTCAGCATCACCACTACGGCAACAATAGCGCAGGCGACTGTTACTCCCAACGAAAAGTAGAAAACCTTAATTTCTGCAATGCTCATTTCATTCTCCTATTCCATGTGCTTTTTCAATGGCGCGGGCGAACCAATGCTGTTGTGTAGGCTCTCCTGACATATCCATCTTTGCCGCCTCTGACCATAAATCACATATCTGTTCATCCGTAAGCGGCTCCTGCTTTGCTGGTGGGTAGAGGTAGAGCAAAGAACCTTCCTCTATAGGCAAGTCTCCAATTTCCACTATAAATCCCTCGGAATTGACCCTAGCCACTGGCTCGTCATTCTTCTGCGCTGGTGGGTGGAGGTAGAGAGGTTTGTAATAATAGGTTGGGTTTGTGTTCTCACCTTCCAGTACCGTACTTCCGCTATCTGCCATCCACGCTACAGGTTCGTCATCATTTTGGGCAAGTCGGGCGCGGATAGCGGCTATAGCTTTCTCTATTTTTTCCTCTACCTCTGAATAGGTTGCTGGAAGTTCAGGACGTAAAGCATCCAACGTCTTCCGCAACAACTCTCTGTCGGCCGTCATTCTTCATGCTCCTTTGCACATTTTGCGCACCAAGCAATATGTACCGAGATTGGCACTTCGTATTCGATTACCGTCATTCCGCGCCAACAGATTTTATGTTCAACTACCAAGCCGCGCTCAATTAGCTTCTTAACAGTTCTTGGTAATGGCTGCGGTATCTCTGGAAGTGAATGAATACCCCACCCTTGAAAGGACAGTAATTCTTTTTGCTTAATCGTAAGTCTGGAAAAGTCAAAGCCAGCGCTCATGTCTTATCTCCCATAATCCAAACGGCCAGCCGCAGGATGACGTATGCGGCGGCCTCTTTCAGTTTGGCTGTCATGGCTGACAGGCTAGAACGGAACATCGTCATCTTCAAAGTCTGCGAACCCCGCCGATGCGCTTGCTGCAGGCTTCGCCCCCTGGCTGCTTTCCTTCCAAGAAGAATCTGACGGAGCGGAAGACCCATCGCTCCTTGCATCAAGCATCTGCATACGGTCTGCGCGGATTTCTGTCGTGTACCGATCCTGACCTTCCTTGTCCTGCCACTTGCGCGTCTGGATCCTGCCCTCGAAGAATGCAAGCGATCCTTTCTTTAGGTACTGGCCTGCGATTTCAGCCAGCTTCCCGAATATCACGATGTTGTGCCATTCGGTCTTTTCCTTTTTCTCGCCCGACTTGTCCTTATACTGCTCTGACGTTGCAACGCTTAACGATGCAACGGCATCGCCGGCAGGCATGTACCGTACTTCCGGATCCTTGCCCAAGCGGCCGAGGATGATTGCTTTGTTTACTGATGACATTTCACTTCTCCTTGTAGAATTGGTTGGCGGGTTTCTATTTCGTTACCGCCCCTTGATCTTCCCAAGAACGCCGAAAACACTAGCAGGCTCATGCTCCGGTATCGCTTCTCGCGGCAATGCCGCTGTCCTGCGCGAATGCTATTTTCAGCCCCTGCGCGCAGCCTGAAACTTCACGAACTCGACCAGGATGGCTCTTACCTTGTTTGCTTCCTTGCCGAATTCACGCGACTTCATGAAGGCCGCAATCTCTTCCTGATGATCCACTACAGCAGCAGCAATGTCTGCAGCGGGAACCCCTGTTACCGTACTTCCTAGCGTAGTTGGAAGAGGAAGCTCCGGCCGCAAAACTTCCGGAACAGCAACCGCTGCTGCCGTGGCCGCCGCTGCCGATGCTGCAGCAATCTTCTGCTGCTCCGTTCTGTAGTTATCCAGCCTAGCATTCACCGCAAGATTGAAGTCATCAATCGGCTTCGCAATGATTTCCTGCAAATACTGGCGAGGGAACAGGAAGGAATAATCTGCCAGCGTAGCGATCACCGACACCTTGGCGCGATAGTCTCTTGCCATGTCATCTGCCGCGATCTTCGATTGCGCAAGCAGGGTATCGACAGCGTTATGCAGGCTGGCGATCGTCCTGACGTTCTTCATAGCGCCGCCGAAGTCTGGTTGAGGCATGACTATTTTGACAAGCTGCAACTCGGCATCCAGTGCCGAAAGATGCGCCTGCCACTTTTCGCGCGCCTCTGCTGCAATGGCGGCCTTGATTGCGTCCTTCTGTTCCTTCACGGCCTTTTCCAGCTTTAGCCCAAGCGCATCGAATTTGGCGGCATAGGTTTCCAGTGTGCGCACCACTTCCGAAACCGGCGCGATCTGGTCAATGACTTCCCTTGCCTTCATCTTTAGCGTCTTGGATGCCTCTCGGCTGGCCTTGCTGTCTGCCTCGCCTTGGGCGAAGTCCTCGTCCGTTTTCAGGTTGGTGTTGGTTTCTTCCAAGAACTTGTCGAACTTTGGCGTTATTTCCGACAGGTTGCAATTGACCAACTCTCCGCGAACATGGATTGCCGGTACAGGGAACGACTCGACCGGCTCTGCCTTTGGCGCTTCTGGTATGTTGCGCGGCTCGAACGTCTCAAGATCCTTGTGGAACTGCGCCCACCCTGCCTCGATCCTTGCCATCCAGTTTTGATCCGGAAGCACCCAAGCAAACGCCATGTTCTGCTTCGTGCCATCAGATACCACGAACAGCAGGCGATTGGCTCCGGTAACGCCTAGGATCTGCTGGATCTGCGGCATGTGCGTATCCGGTATTTCGTTGGCATCTACCAGCTTGGCCAGATCCTCATTCCATTGCTTATGCTCGAATGCAATGGATCCATCAAACGTGATTCCATCGCAAGACGCAGACAGGCGGCCAAAAGAGTATGTAGCGGGGGAAAGCTCGTCGCCGATGATTGATTCAGCGATAGGCCGCGCCAGCGCCTCGACTCGATGGCCGTTATCAAGGATGCGGGTCTGAACAAAGTCGCTGAACGTCTTTGCGATCCCCGATTTCTTCGCGGCCAGAAGCTCGTTCCGGCTCACGTTCTTATCAAGGCCGAGCATTGCTGCCGCCTCACTTGCTCCGTCATGGTCAAGCCTGAACGAATGCCACTCCGGAGTGCCTTGTACTAGGGAATGAATTTGTCTTTTCATTGCTGGCCGCCTTCCTCTTCATTTGCTGGCTCGAACTCGCCCTCGATGACATCAGGCTTCTTCGCCCACGATGCGACTTCCATCTTCTGATCGTCAGTCATCTTCGATCCCTTGCTCTCGATCCACACGATAAAATCGTTGGGCTGCTTCGTGCCGTCTGCAATCTTCGGCTTGTGCTTGGCGGCAAACGCATTGAATGTCGCCTCGTCCAAGAACGGCAATTCTGCAGGCTTCTCGGATCCGGCATCCTGCGTAGCTGGCGGCGTGACATCCTTCTCTGCCAGTTTGTCTGCCTCTTCCTCATAGATAGGCATACCGCGCAGGACATCAGGGAACACATCGCGCAGCGCCCAAGATCTTGCGCGCATCTGCATCATGCGCTTCGGGTACTGCGTCCACGGCCCCTGCTTGCCTAGCAGGCCTGCCTTCTGCGCATCATCCTTGGTGAACACACGAACCTGCTCCGGCTCACCACGGCGCTTCACCTTGCACGTTGCCCTGTCCTCGGTCGTTTCCTCGACAACGTACTCGCAAAGCGGAGAGGCCTTTACGATGCCGATTACAGCGTCACCCCAAAGCGAGGGGCGGCCATTGATTACAGCGATGTTCTGCATGGCTTGCAACGGCTGCAGGCCAAGTTCCATTCCCCACTGGATAGCGACAAGCACATTGCCAGGATTCCCGTTGAAGTCTTTAGGCACAAGGCTAGACTTGCTTAACATTTCAGCGAATCGGATAGCTTCGTCAATGTTCTGCGGAGCCAGCGAAAAAGACTGTTTTGTTTCTGCGATAGCGGTGGTCATACAAAATCCCTTTCTTTCATGGTTAAAAATACTCTTTCCTTCGCTTCTGCTTCATCCTTTGCAAGAAGTTCCTCGTACACCTTCAAGCAAATATCTGCCAACTCGTTCAGCGCCTCGTCCGTCTCGATGATCGGAACGCCATAGGCATGAACAAAGTCATCAATCTCGAACTTTGCTGGCTCTGGCGGCTGCTCATGGCTTCCCAAGTAGCCGGAGAAATACGTTCCGGTTACTCGGTACTGGTGTCCCCTGTACTCCACTTCGATAGTTACCTGATCCAGCTTCATTTTGAGCCGCCCTTCCAGTTGTTCACTACATCAATGAGCCTGCTGGCCTGTTCTGCGTCGCGGATCTTCTGGCAATGCTCACACTTGCATGTGCATCCGTTCAGTTGCTTCCGGTGCGCAATGTATGACTTCCAGTATTCGGGTGTTTTCGCCATTTTTCTGCTCCATTTCTTTCAGGTATCTTGCGTACTCGCCGCGCCACCCTTCCGGCATTACGAATTGTGGCGCGGTGTCTCCGTACAGATTGATTACTTGTTTCTCCCAAGGCATTACAGCGACTCCGGCTTCCCTGCCATAGCGCAGTACCCACGGCGGCGCGCGTTCGCATCCTCTTGCGGCTCGATCCAAGCTGCCGGATCCTCGTCAGCGGGGCAGAATTCCCAACTTTCCGGAACATTGGCGGGGCGGCCGCCAGTGGCCTCTTCCGTGTTTGCGTACATCGCCGTGTCGTTGTTCACCATGATAATTTTGCGCTTGGCCGTGGTCGCAAGGCTCTGCAGGTCAAACCGCCATGCCATGCAATCGCTTCCTCGGCATCTGGCGAACCCGCTGATAGACATGCAACACACTTTCTTGCCTGCCTCTTTCTCGGTTACATACATGGTGCTGCCTCGCTTTCCTCGCTGCACTCTTCTATGAACTTCTTTAGTTCAGCAGCGGCGCGATCCTTGATCTTGATTGTGGTGGAAAAGATACCCCAAGGCGTTTCTGCCTCGTAGCCCTTGGGAACTGGATAGAGTTTTGGTAGCTGGTCGTTCATGACTATTCCTTTCAAGACCATTCATGCACACGAATTGCGCGATCTACAGCGGCTTTCGCGCATTGCAGCATGTAATCAACAGAAGGCCCATTGCGGCGCAGGCTGGTAATGTAAACCTTGGTTTCGCCGTCTGCTTGAAGCTCTCGATCGGCGAGGATCCCGACAACCTCAAGGCCGGAGCATTCGATCGTCTGCGCAACAGCGTAGTGAGAAAGCCCCGCCCCTTGGTTGTCTTGCCATCCGGCGATTTGCACCTTCCAGCACTTGTCGGTGAGTATGTTTTTCATGCTATCCCCCGATGTCATCAGGATACATGCCGCCAGGAACAGGGTCATCTTCTGACGGCAGATGGTTTAGAGAGACTACCGGATCAGTAAACTTGGAAGAGTACCCTTCGGCATCGGGGTATGCGGCAAGCGCCGCTTCCTCGGTATCGAAGCTATCAAGGAAGATCCGGCAGGTTTGCCCTGCCAGCACTGAACTTTGCGGAGCCGTGTAATATCCCACAACATCAACCCCGCCATACTGGCTGCGGCGCAGTTTGCGGTATTCGATTTTAGGTTTAGCCATTTTGCCCACCAGCTTTCGCAAACTCGACAGGCTCGGTCAGCATGAAGCCCCATGAATAATTGCCACCCCCAAACCTTGTTTCGCGCGTGTATCCATTACGGATCAGCATGAGCGGCACAAGATCCTTGCCGCGCAGGTTGTTGGTTTTGGTTTCAATGTGGCGCATAACTGCTGCCAATATAGTGTCGTCGGTGCGCTTGCCAACTTCCGACTCGAATACGATTGGAAATACGCTGCCGCCTTTGCTTTGCAGGATGGCAATAAAGTGTTTGGTTGCGCTGTCCATTTTATGCCGCCTCTCCGCGAACCTTCGCCAGCAGCGCGCTCATGCGCTCCTGAATAAGCTCAATCACCTTTGCATGAGGCGTTCTGGTGCTGATACCGAACTGCTTGCACACGGCCGTCTTGGTGTTGATGCGGAACTTCAAGCCCTTGGACTCAAGGGAGATGCGCCCCTTAAGTGATGCTAGGCGCACATACTCGATGCTGTCCGGAGTATTAAAAACCATAGTTTCGTCGTTCATTTTTGCTCTCCTTGTCTAGCGTCCCATTCCTTTTGATCCACGATGTTCCAGCGCTCGATGAATTCGCGCAGGTATGCGCGCTGGCAATCGGTCAGAAGCTCGTTGTGGATCAGGTCATCTGCGGAGTAAAGCGGCAACTCATGAGCCGCGCACCATTCCGCATACTCTTCGCATAAGGATTCGTTGGTGTCTTGTGGCTTGGTTGCTTTGGCGATGGCGGCACGCGCTGCAAGTATTGGCTTATGAGTGCTGATCTCTGGATCAAGCTCTCCTTGTCCGAACTCTTTAACCATTCCTTGCAAGGCTTCCAGCAGATCAGGAGCAGCGGCAATCATGCGCATAATCTTGATCTGTTCAGGGGTATGTATTTCGCCGTTCAGTTTTGCAGCCATAAGCCAATTTCCATCGGCCATTATGGTGTACTCGTTGGCGTTCCCATCGGCACGAAAATACCAAGTAGGACGTATTAGGATGGTGCTGGATTCTTGCTCGTTCATGTCATGGCTCCTTGTCCAATCAATCGCGCGGAATGCGCGTATGAGTATTTCACCACAAGTTAATAGTGCAATGCAAGCATTTTTTTTAATTCTTTATCTGGCCTTGTTTCAATCCAGAAAAATTCATTCCTCGCAGGTTTTCTGATTTTGCACCAGATAACAATGTTACTATTGCATTCTCAATTCTCTTGAGGTTAAAATGGCAACATGAAAAGTGCTATTGAAAAAGTTATCGGACTATACGGCCTTACCGGTGTCGGGAACTTCTTTTCGCCGCCAGTAACTCCGCAAGCCGTCATCAAGTGGAAGAAGAACAAAGAGGTTCCAATTGAGCGATGCCTTGCGATCGAGCGCGCCACAAACGGGGCAGTAACCAGGAAGGAACTGCGCCCGAATGATTGGCGGCTGATATGGCCGGAGTTAGAGGAAAAGCGCGCGGCTTAACTGCCGCATGTTCAGGTTTGGGGCGGTGCTTCTCCATAGTCGCCGCCCCTTTTTTTGCTGTAGTGCCGGAGAGAATAACAAATGGCCGCACTCCCTTACATGCAGTTGTACGTTGCCGACTATCTCGCCGATACCGCGCACCTGACTACTGCCGAGCATGGGGCATACCTTCTGCTGCTGTTCAACTACTGGCAGCGTGGAGAATCATTCAAAGCGAAAGATGAACGGACGTTGAACGGACGTTTAGCGTCCGTTGCACGAATGTCCAACGAAGAGTTTGCGGTCGTTAAGGAAACGATCAGCGAGTTCTTTGAAATTAGCGAAAACGAGTGGTTTCATTGCAGGATTGAGCGGGATTTAGAGGCAGTAAATTCCAAATCAGCCAAGGCAAGCAACGCAGGAAAGCTGTCTGCGCAACGCAGAGCAGAAAAGAAAGCTGTTGATATTGAAGGAAATTCCAACGGTCGTTCAACGGACGTTCAACGAACGAATGAACGGTCGTTCAACCATACAGATACAGATACAAATACAGATACAGATAAATACAAACCCATTGATCGAAATTCCGCGCAAATTGTCCCAATCGCACAACCAAAACCAGAGCCGCGCACAAGTGCGCTTGACGGAGAGTTCTCGGAGTTCTGGAAGAGATACCCGAAAAAGGTCGGCAAGGACAAAGCCCTGCAGGCATGGAAAAAGAAAAAGCCTAGGATTGATGATGTCATGTTCGCACTGTCTTGGCAGATAGCATCAGACCAATGGACGAAGGAAGAGGGCAAGTACATCCCTAACCCGACAACCTACATCAACGAAGGCCGCTGGAAAGACGAGCCGCCACAAAACGGCCGCGATGATTTCATTCCCAACAACGCTAGGGGGTTTGTATGATCGAGAGCGAAAAGCCGCAGTTCAAGGAAATGATGGATCTGGTAGCAGAAGCAACCAGACAGCCAAAGCCAACCGGAAAAGCCCTGCATCTTTGGTGGGGGAAGCTGGAACAGTACGATCTGGTGACGGTACTCAAGGCGTTCGACACTTGGATTGATACGCAGAGCAAGCCGCCATCCATTCACGAAATACTCGAACTATGCCGCCACAAGGTAACGATTCACCCAAGGCTGGCATCCCCGCTGAACACGGAAGCGAACAAGCAATACGCCGACAAGGTACTCGAAGCCGTCAATTCGATGTCAGGAAACCGCAGGGATTACCGCAAGTGGGCGCGAGACATCCTCGCCAGGGTTGCCAGTGGCGACAAGACGGTTCATGGCATTGCCGAGCAGATAGCGCGGGATGCTCTCAAGGTCGCAGAGGTATAGCCCATGTTCACTATCGAAGTTCCGGACGCAATCGTCGGTGCATCATTGAAGCTGGCGCAGGCAGGGGGATTCGGCAAGCGCGGCAACTTCGACGGTGACGAGCGCAAGCGCTTTGTCGGGTTTGTGGGGGAGAACTACTTTCGCCGGTGGCTAGGCATGGATCTGCTGGTAAACACTGGCGAACCAGACAACGGGATAGACGTTACCACGTTCAAAATCCCATCCGACATCAAGACGGTCGGCCGAACCAACATCGTCAAGCCTACGGACTTGGACTACTCGAACAACGTGCTTGCATCGCAGGTTCCGAACAGCAAGACGGAAGTTTATATTTTCTGCAGCCTGTCCAGCGATTATTACCTGACTTGTTGCGGGTGGCTTCCAAAGAAAGACGTTCTGATCCGTGGCGAGTTCTGCCCGAAAGGCACTCTCCGGCCGAGAGGGAACCAAGAGCCGTTCGAGTTCGAGGAAGATAACTACGTCGTGAACAACCGAGACATCACCCATTCCGCAGAGTCGATGCTTGAACTGTTTGGGGAGATTTACGAATACTCAAAGAAGGCGCGCGGCCAATGAGCAAGCGCGAGAAAATCTATTTCAGGGTCGCCAAGGGAATGCTCATTCCTGCAGACAATTACGCTTCATCGGTGCTACGGGATCGCGGATTTCACATCGGGGATCTGGTGGCCGCCGATCTTACCAAGCCGAGAAACCCAAAATTCAACAACCTTGTCCACCAGCTAGGGGTTCTGGTGACGGAAAACATCGACGCATTTCATGGCATGGATGCGCACAAGGCCATCAAGCGCCTGCAAATCGAGGGCGGTGTAGCGTGTGACGAGGTAGGGGTGGTCATCAAGGGCTTCGGCATGGTGACGCAGCGCATACCGCGCAGCATCAGCTTCGCCAACATGGACGAAGGCGAGTACCAGCAGGCAGCCAGGGGGATCAGCAGGACGATAGCAGAAAACTATTGGCCGTCATGCAGCGCGGAAGAGATTGAACACATGGCATCTGCAATGATTTCGGAGGTCGCATGAGAGCAACCGAGGACGGGATGAAGTATTGTCCAGTGTGCAAGGACACAATGACGGTGAGCAATTTCACCAAAGACAAAGGAAGGGTCGATGGCCTTGATCCTATCTGTCGCTGGTGCAGGGCTAGACGCAACGCTATGGCGAACAGTATGACGTCACTTGGCCATTGCAAGGTAACGGAAATGCTGAAAAAACAGGCGTTCAAGAAAAACCGCAGGCAAGCCCTGATCGTGAAGTACGGTGAAGCCGTTGCCGAACTGCTGACAGAGCAGGTGGGGGTTGGGGAATGAGCCGGTGCTGCATCTGCAGAGCGCCATTCGAGCGCAAGTTCATGCGCCAGAAAACATGCGGCGAGGACATCTGCAAACAGGAGCATGGCCGCCAGTTATCCATCGAGCATCGCCGGAAGGCAGAGGCCAAGAAAGAGCGCGAGGTCATACGCCAGCGCAAGGAAGCCTTGAAGGGGTTTCCGGACTACAAGAAGGAACTGGACGATGCGTTCAGCGCCTACATCCGATACCGAGACAAGGACAAGCCCTGCATCTGTTGCGGTATGCCGCTGAATTCATCCGGCATGTTGGGATCAATCGGCGGCGGTTGTGACGCAGGCCATTACATCCCAAGGAAGCACATGGCCGTGCGGTGGGATGAAGTCAACGTCAACGCGCAGCGCAAGTATTGCAACAAGCATCTGGCAGGCAACTACGCCGGATACAGGGAAGGGCTGATCGCGCGCTACGGCATCAGCGAAGTGGAAAGGCTGGAAAGAGCAAGGAAGGAAGTGAAGAAGTGGACGATTCCGGAACTGATCGAGAAGCGGGATCTTTACAAGCAGAAGTTGCGGGAACTGAAAAAGGGTCAATGACATGCCAACGGTGCGCTGCAAAATCTCCAATCTACGATTTCGGTCTGCAATGCTGTTTGTCACGCTGGCTGCAATGTGCATTCAGGCCTCATGCGCTTGCTTGGTGGGAACATCACCAAACAAAAAAAGGAACAAAGTTGAAGTCGATGATAGATTTAATCAATCAGAAGAGAAAGGGCAATAGAGAATGACTATTTACTGTAAGTTACTTCACAAGGATGCGAAACTGCCGGTTAGGGCTAATCCGCTGGATGCTGGCCTTGATCTGTTCTCCATCGAGAGCGCGGTGCTGCATCCTCATAGCCGCGCCGTTATTGGCACTGGCATTGCTATCGAGATACCACCTACCGAGGTCGGCCTTGTGTGGCCGCGTTCAGGGTTGGCCGTACAAAAGGGGATCGACACAATGGCAGGGGTGATAGATTCTTGCTATCGGGGCGAGGTTCGCGTTGTGCTTTACAACACAAGCAGCTTTCCGATCGAGGTTGAGAAGGGCGACAAGATCGCGCAACTGCTGATCCAGCCTGTCGTGCTTTGCGAGTGCGTGGAAGTATCGGATCTGGAAGATACATCGCGCGGATCCAATGGTTTCGGGAGTTCCGGAAGGTAGATCCGCTTTTCTACCGCTTTTTATCGACAAAGGAGTAATGACATGGGGATCAATCCAAATGCTCGTCAGCCAAAGGAGAGCTTCAAGGCATACCGCAAGCGGCTGGCCGAGCGCGTCGAGTGGCCTAACCGTGTGCGCATGTTCCATGATTCGTCGCGCTATGGCACATACCGAGTCAGTTCTGGTGCGCGCAAATGAGGTCGCGTCAGACATACGCAAGCGGCATGAGGGCATTGCGCCTTGCCGCAGGTGGCGCGATACCGAGACGGGTAACGGGGCGTGATTCGCTGAAAATGGCCGCAACAATCCTTCGTGCAATGGGCAGAGCCAGGAGGGCTGCATGAAAATCACATCAGCAGAGGAACTGGCCGCAGGAATCAATGCCTACGTTGCCAGCGAAAGCAATGTCACGTTGAGCATGATCCGCAGGAAGTTCAACACATCGCTGCAGCGCATCGAGTCGCTGCATAAAAGCGGCCTTATCAAGACGCTACCGAAGAAACTGGATTCGCGCGCAGGCGGTAAAATGGGCGCTACTGTCGGCGGTTGGCGAAAAGGTTGGTGCTAATTTGGGCAAGGGGCTGGAAGAGTTACAGAAGAGGCTCCTTGAGGAAAGGTCGCCATGCGATAACTGTCATCACTGGCACTATTGCGTGGTGGCCTTGGCCGCTTGCAAGACATTCGAGCGCTTTATCTATTCGGGGCGCATCAACAAGGCTACAGACAGGGTTCCGTCGAAAGAGGTATATCAGAGGATTTTTGTTGTGAAGAAAGGGGTCGAAAGTGGCATCAGCATTGATTAAGGTCGAGGACATCGACGGGGCGGTGGACATTCAGGTCAAGTTTCATCCAGAGATTGACAATGAATCGGCTGCACATCGCATGGTCGAAGAGTTCGTGAAGTTCGCCAACTTGGTTCCGCATGATGAATCAGCCAGCGCACCAGATATACCAGACTGAAAGCCCGTTCATCGAGTGGGTTATGTTACGTTCATCGGTATTCCGATACCGAGGGCGTGTTTTCATTCCGTGCCGAATTAAGCGCGACATCATCAGGCGCAAGATTTCGAGCGAGTGGAAGAGCGCGGAGGCACTGGCAAGGGAATGCAGGCTGCCATTTCATTCCGTGGTGAAGATCATGGTGAACATGGCAGAGGCCGGAGAAGTTCTGGCCAAAGAGGAAGAGTGGATAGATAACCGCTGCAGAAAGCGCGTAAGATCGCTTTACAGGGCAAGGCAGGCAGAGTCCGAGTCGTGCGCAATGGACATCCTACTCATGAGGGCGCTAGGGATTTCGAGTCCGGTAGCGGTTCAGGTCAATCCGGCGCATTGCCGGAAGCATTACATGGGAGATTAAGCATGGCGAAGTACAGGAAGAAGCCGGTAGTGATCGAGGCAATGCAGTATGACGGCACTCTCGAAAGCTATCTGGACATCACTGAAAAGATGATGAAGAATGAGCCAAAGGCCGTGCATCAAGGGTTCTATGCTGGCGGCGATACGTTCGAGTTCCGCATCGTGACGCTGGAAGGGGTGCATCTGGTAAGCCCTGGCGATTTCGTCATCCGTGGAGTGAAGGGCGAGTTCTACCCTTGCAAGCCCGACATATTCGAGCAGACATACGAGGCGGCATAATGGCAAGCCCTCATGATCCGTGGAAGCACAAGCGCGATGGCAAGGGGCTAACCGGCCGCATGTTGCGCTTTGTCGATGAATACATGCTTTCAAACAGCGCAACGGAAGCCTACATCAAGGCAGGCTATAGCCCGAAACTGGCACATTCAAATGTTTCAAAGGTTCTCAATCATCCGGACGTACAGGAAGAGATTTCAATTCGCCTTGCCGCCAGAGCGGTAGAGAAGAAGCTGGAAGCAGACGAAGTGCTGGAAGAGTTGAGGCGCATCGTTCACGCAGATCCAAGGGCAATCTACGATGACAACGGCTGCATCCTTCCGATCAAGCAATGGCCGCCAGAGGTGGCATCAATGGTGGCATCCATCGAGGTATTCGAGGAATATACCGGACGGGGCGAGGACAGAGAGCTAATCGGCCACACCAAGAAGATCAAGTTTTGGGACAAGAATCAGGCCATCGAGAAGGCCATGAAGCATTTAGGCCAGTTCGAGAAAGACAACAAGCAGAAACACGCAGTACAGGAAATGACCGATGACCAGCTAGACAAGTTCATCGCGCAGAAGGCCAAGGAAGCGGGAGTCGTTTTACATTGAGCGAAGCCGACTATAGCCCGAAGCAAGCGCTGGCAATGGCACTGGAAGAGCAGGCCAAGCGCATCAAACAAGCAGGGTATGCGCTTTACAAGCCGTATCCGAAGCAGCTTGAGTTCCACAAGGCGGGAAACGATTTAAGCATCAGGGAGCGCCTGCTAATGGCAGGCAACCAGTTAGGAAAGACGGTTGCCGCAGCAAATGAGGTAGCCATGCACTCCGTAGGCGACTATCCCGATTGGTGGGAAGGCGCATTCTTTGACAGTCCGACTGTTGGTTGGGCTGCGTCACTCACCAGCCAAGTCACGCGAGACACGGTTCAGAGGTTGTTGCTAGGCCAGCCTGGAAGTTGGGGAACTGGCGCGATACCAAGCAAGTACATCGAGGACATCAAGCGCGCGGCGCATGGGGTGGCAGACGCGGTTGAGTCAATCCTTGTGAAGCACGTTAGCGGCGGCACAAGCCGCATAACCCTAAAGTCGTATGACCAAGGGCGCGAGAGGTTTCAGGGCGAGACGCTTGACTACGTTTGGTTCGATGAAGAGCCGCCGCAATCAATCTACATGGAAGGCTTAACCCGTACCAACGCAACGCAGGGCATCGTGTGGCTTACGTTCACGCCATTGCTAGGCATGTCAGACGTTGTTAAGCGCTTTCTGGTGGACAAGATGGCAGGCACTCACGTTACCGCCATGACCATCAATGACGCATTGCACTACACGCCGGAGCAGAGGGCGGCCATCATCGCCAGTTATCCGGCGCATGAGCGAGACGCTAGAGCAATGGGCATTCCGACTATGGGCAGCGGCAAGATATTCCCGATCGTAGAGGAATCAATCAAGGAGCGCCCGTTCTCCATTCCGGATCATTGGCCGAGGATATGCGGCATAGACTTTGGTTGGGATCACCCAACGGCTCTTGCATGGCTGGCATGGGATCGAGACACCGACACCGTGCATCTGTATGACGTTTACCGATCGAAGGAAGAAACGCCGGTTATCCATACGGCATCGTACAAAGCCAGAGGGTCGTGGATACCGGTAGCATGGCCGCATGATGGCCTGCAGCATGACAAGGGCAGCGGGATCCAGCTTGCCGACATTTACCGCAAGCACGGCATGAAGATGCTCAAGCATCAGGCTTCGCATAGTCCGGCCTACGGACAAGCAGAGGGATCCGGAGGAAACTCGGTAGAGAAGGGCTTGCTGGAAATGCTGGAAATGATGATGGAAGGGCGGTTCAAGGTATTTGACCACCTGGAAGAGTTCTTTTCAGAGTTCCGCATGTATCACCGCAAGGACGGAAAGATCGTGAAGGTGGACGATGACATTATCTCGGCATCGCGTTACGCCTTCATGATGCGCAGGTTCGCTGAAATACCGCAACCAAAGCGCAGGGAAAGGCTTGTGGCAGCATTTCAGCCTATGGATTCAGAGGTTGGATACTAGCGCTGGCATTTTGTTTTTTTAACAGATGGGGCGATGTATGCTCCAAATAAATTCTTCGGAGTAACCAGTATGGCAACATTCACCATTGAAGAGATTAGCGCCAAGGACGGCACTTGCAAACTTGCTACTTGGGCTACATTGACGGAAGCAGACACCACTCCGCAGGCGATCGAGTTTGCAGAACACGCAGACCGAAGCGTTCAAGTCACCGGCACATTCGCGGCCGGCACTGTCATTATCGAAGGCTCCAATGACGGCACTAATTGGGCGCAGTTGAATGATCCGCAGGGCAACGTACTTTCTTTCACGGCGGCGAAGATCGAGCAATTGCTTGAAGTCACTCGCTACATGCGGCCGAGAGTCACCGCCGGCACTGGCGTTAGTGTGGCGGTTAGCATGATTCTCCGTCGCGCATCATCCATAAGGACATAAGACAATGAGCGACAAGATTCAGGCAGCAGACGCAATTCGCGCATCCATTCGTTCGTACCGGCAGCTTGCCGAGTACGCAGACATGCTGGAAAAGGTTGGCTCACTAGAGAATGCCGAGAAGGAAGCCCTGGCAGCAGCCAACAAGGCGCGCGCGGAGGCGGCGAAGCAAAAGGCCAAGGCAGACGAATACGAGGCCTTGGCAAAGTCCATCGAAAGCAACTCCGTAGCAATTACCAAGGCAGCGCAGGAAACGGCATCCCAAATCATCCAAGACGCAGAAGAGAAGGCAGGCGCAGAGATTGCGAAGGCCAAGGCGCGCGCAGAAGTCATCATTCACAACGCAACCGCAGTTCTCACTGAAAAGAACCGCAGGCTCGAAGAGCAGGCAGATGCAAGAACTGCAGCGTTAAAGGACATCGAGGCCGCTTGCCTTGAGCTTGAGCAGCGCAGAGACGATGCGCGCCAAGAGCTTGAAGTTCTCGATGGAAAACTGGCCGCAACCAAGGCCGCTATCGCTAACCTTTTGGGATGATGACACTATGAAGAACATCAAGGAAAACATTATTGCGCGCTGGATCATGATTAAGCTGTACTTCGTGCGCCTCATGGCCGCGCTGACCAACCAGCCGATGATCTGGACAATCATGGGCAACATGCCTGCAGAAAAGCTGCAGATGCAGGTTACTTGGGAAAACACCGACACTTACACGAAGTTCGTTGAAACCTACACATACAACGGCGTACTCGTAAAACAATCCGCGCATGTTCTGGCAAAGCAGGGCTTCGAGCCTATGCACATGGAAGCATCGCAACTTTAACGTACAACATCAGGAGCAATCAAAGTGAAGAACAGAATCGCAGGCTTGTTAGAGGTATGCTTCCTCGCACTGACGGCATACATGGGCATGATGGGCTTTGTCCTGTACGCCAATTCCCAAGGCATTTCAGGGGCGCTGAAACAGGCGGCGCTTGGCCTTGTCGTTGACGGCAAGACGCTAAAGGCGGCACTGTATCTGGTAAGCGCCACCACTGGCCCAACGAACAGCGTTTACACCGCCACCGGCGAAGTAACTGGCACTAACTACACCGCAGGCGGCGTATCAGTCACCAACGGCAACACGGCGGGGCTTACCGGAACCACCGCGTTCTGGACACCAAGCGCGACGATTCTGTACTCCACTGTAACGCTGTCCACCGCGTTCGATGCTTGTATGATCTACAGCACCACCGACACGAACCGCAGCTTGGGCGTATTTACATTCGGCTCGCAGACCGTGACGGCAGGCAACTTCTCGCTGACCATGCCGACCAACGATGCCAGCACCGGTCTAATCAGGCTGGCGTGAAGTATGTAGCACAATGCTCGGACGGGTATGAGAAATTCGTACTTGTCCGAGATTCGGTAGAAGAGCTTGGGATCAATATGCTTTCAGGTTCATTCCATGAGGGCTTGCTAGAAGTAGAGGTTGATGCAGCCATTCCGCAAGGATTGGCTGATTCGCTTGAATTAACAGCCTCTTAATAAAAAGGGGCTTAAATGGCAATCACGTTTGTTGGCGGCACTACAGCCACAAAAGTCGGCCAAACATCCGGCAATAGCACCATTGCCCTAAACGCCGGCCTAACTGGCGGGTCGAGAGCGGCAGTTCAAGCTGGCGATTTAGTCATCGCCATTTATGGTACAGGCTCGGTTGCCGACCGTACTTTAGCAATAACCGATGGCACTAATGCCTATACGCTAATCGGGTCAGAGCTTTACTCTAACGGCACTTCCTACGATACAAACCTTCGGGTCGCCTATAAGTTCATGGGCGCTACTCCGGACGCAAGCACCACCTTCGGCCCGTCTAACAGCGTTCAGGATGCCGCCGCGATGGCGGTATATGTTTTCTCCGGAGTTGATAGCACCACTCCGCTTGACGTAACAGTAACAACCGCAACAGGAACGGCTACAGGCAGGCCAAACGGCGCGGCAATTACGCCAACCACATCAGGCGCAATTGTAGTCGTTGTTGGTGCGGGCGCTGCTGCTACTGGCGCTGTCTATACGCAATCCGGTTCAGAGCTGTCCGGATTCAAGTCTGCAACGTCGGCTGACACCAACGATGCCATGATGGGCGTTGGGTACTACGCCTGGACGAGCGGGTCATTTGATCCTGTCGTATGGACGGGCGGAACTGCCAATGCGGCCGATTCGTGGGCAGCAGTAACAATCGCATTGCGGCCGCAATCAAATGACAAAACTGCCGCACTCACCGGATCCAGTTCTGCAGGGCAGGCCGGCACATTAGTTCCAAACACCTCAAAGGCGCTAACAGGCAGCGCGGTAACTGCAAGCGCAGGCACACTGACTCCGGCAATTTCTTACAGTCAGGCGCTTACCGGATCGCAAGTAACGGCCAGTGCCGGAACTCTAAAGCCTGAAAGATCCGTTCCGCTTGTCGGGTCGCAAGTAACAGTTAGCGCCGGAACGCTTGTATCAAACATTTCAGTAGAAATTGCTCCGTTAGTTGCATGGGATTCATTCACATGGGATGGATTCACATGGGATTCGCAGGGATTCGTTGTTCAGGCGCTTGCCGGAACGCTTACGGCCGCAATCATCAACGATGTTACTGTCGCCTTGTCAGGAAGTTCATCATCGTTCAGTGCCGGAACGCTTATTCCAAACACTTCCATACTGGCTGCAAACCAGCAGATAACGGTTTCATCCGGAACATTAAGGCCTGCATTCTCTATCACCATCACCGCCAATGCGGTATCGACGCTTGCAGGAACTCTATCTCCGGCCACGCAAAAAGCGCTTGCAGGATCCGCAGCATCAGCCAATGCCGGAACATTGACACCAAACACGGCAAAGGCAATCGCAGGGGAATTCGCAACCGCATCAGCGGGAACATTAACAGCAGGCATTGAATACTTCGCGGCACTCACTGGATCGCAAGTCGCAGTAAGCGCAGGCAATCTGTCTGTATCGAGAGACAAGGCGCTGCTAGGGGCATCTTCGGCAGCGCAGGCCGGAACACTGTCGCCGGCAAATGTTGTCGCTTTGTCCGGATCGCAGGCGGCAGCGCAGGCCGGAACTGTCGTGGCCACAATCCCAAGGGCGCTATCAGGCGTACAGGTCGGGGTGAGCGCAGGAAACTTGAAGCCGGAAACCAGCAAGGCCATTTCAGGGAACTCCGTCACCGCTTCCGCTGGAAACTTGGGCGTACAGCTTTCAATAGGGATGTCAGGCATTCAGGTATCGGCACTGGAAGGTGCATTTACAACGTCGATCAGCAAGGCGCTGGCGGGATCGCAGGCGACGGCAAATGCTGGAACGCTATCACCAGCTACGGCAATTGCGATGTCAGGAGCTTCTGTAGAGGCGCAATCAGGCATCCTAACAGTGCCAGGAAACACATTCATGCCGCTTGTCGGGAGCGAGGTCGCTACCCAATCCGGATCTTTGGGGGTTGATGTCACTGTCCAGCTTAACGGTCAGTCGGTAGCGGTTAGCGCAGGATCATTGAGCGTTGGCGGCGCAGTTGGTGGGGCTAATGATGACGGGCTTTATGTGGCGCATCATAGATTAAGAAGGTAAACAGATGGGAATTGATATAAAGGCAAAATATGAGTGATCCAATGATGCAGGAACAGGAAACCGAAGAGCCTGATGACTTTGCTCCGGAAGTATTGGGAGAGGAACAGGACGAGGAAGGCACTGACGAGCAGCGCATAGAAATGCTTGCTCGGCTGGCCGCGTTTGGCATTTCTCTATCAAAGACGCGAAGAGAGGCCATCGAGGGTCGCTTTTCGTCCGTGATCGAGCAGGAATGGCAAGAGGACGAGGACGCATACCAAGGCATTGACGATGCCAACCGCGAGAACAACTCCACCAAGCCAATATCACCAGACGGAAGCTCGAACTCCAAATTCCCGAAAGAATACCGGTCAACGGTATTCATGAACATCACCCGTCCTTATGTTGACGCTGCTGCAGCCAAGGTTGCAGACATGCTTCTTCCTACAGACGAAAAGAATTGGGGCTTACGGCCTACGCCAATTCCTTCGCTGGTAAAGGAATCAAACAACAACAAGCCGGTCATGAACCCTGACGGGTCGCCCGTCATGATGTCAGCGCTTACGGCAGACGGCCAAAAGCTGCAGAAGCCAATGACTGTAGGCGATGTTGCCATTCAGGCATTGAACGCCGCCAAGGACGCTGCAGAGGCCGCAGAGAAGCGCATCTCCGATTGGCTTGTGGAATGCCAGTACACCAACGAAGTGCGCAAGGTCATCGAGGATTGCTCAAGGCTTGGAACCGGAATTCTTAAAGGCCCATTCCCTACCGTTCGCAGGGCAAAGGCGGTAATCAGGGAAGGCGGCATGGTTCAGGTTGCAATGGAAAGCCTAATCAGCCCATTCTCGAAGCGCGTGGATCCTTGGAACTTTTATCCGGATCCTTCATGCGGCGACAGCATCCATGACGGATCGTATGTGTGGGAGCGCGACACCATCAATGCGCACCAGCTTCAATTGCTGCTGGATGATCCGACATACATTCCTGAAAATGTATTCCAGGCGCTAAAAGAAGGGCCATCCATCACGGTCGATGGAGCGGTAAAAAAACAGAAGGAAGATTACGTCAGTCAGGACGATGACACTTTCGAGATATGGTACTTCACCGGTTACGCCGACAAAGAGGACATCGAGGCGGCAGGATGCGAGTGCGACGAACACGAAAAGATTAGCTGCGTTGTCACGATGGTCAATGACCACGTTATCAAGGCATCGCTTAACCCGCTGGACTCCGGCGAGTATCCGTATGACGTTATCGTATGGCAGCGCCGCATGGATCATTGGGCAGGGATCGGCGTAGGCCGCCAGATCAGAGCGCCGCAACGGATCCTGAACGGCGGCACTCGGAACATGATGGACAATGCCGGCCTTTCTGCTGGCCCGCAAATTGTTGCAAGGCGTGAGCTTATCGAGCCGGCAGATGGCGATTGGCAGATCCGGCCGCGCAAAGTGTGGTGGGCAACGGAAGAGGCAGAGTACAAGAGCGTTCAGGACGCATTGACGGCAATCAACATACCTTCCATGCAGGGCGAGTTGATGGGCATTATCAATTACGCGCTGAAAATGGCCGAGGACGTTACAAGCCTTCCGATGCTACTGCAAGGCCAGCAAGGCACGGCTCCTGAAACCGTTGGCGGCATGACGATGCTGAACAACAACGCATCCACTGTCATGCGCAGGATTGCTCGAACCTTTGACGATTGCCTTACCGAGCCGCATATTCGCAGGTACTACGAATGGCTGCTGCTGGATCCGGACGTTCCCGCAGAAGAGAAGGGAGACTTCCAGGTCGAGGCGCGCGGGTCATCTGCGCTGGTCGAGCGAGACATCCACAACCAATTGATCGCGCAAACCCTGCAGCTATCCCTCAATCCGGCGTTCGGGATCAATCCGGAGAAGGCATACAAGGAGTATCTGCAAAGCCAGCGCGTCGATGTACGCAAGCTGGAATACTCGGAAGAAGAAAAGAAGCAGATGCAGCAAGCGCAATCATCGGCGCAAAACCCTGACGCGATGCGCGCGCAGGCAATGGTGCAGAGTACGCATATCAGGACTAGCGCAGATCTGCAGAAGGCCAACATTAACGCAAGCTCCGACATGCAGGAACTTCAATTCAAGCACCAGATGCAGCTTGAGCAGAATGCGTGGGAGCGCGAGAAGCTGGATCGAGAAGAGCGCATCGAAATGATGAAACTGGCGCAGCAGCAGCG